TACACCAGTCTTCTCTGTAGCCGAGATAGACATATCCTTACCAACCATGCTGTAGGTAGCAGTAACCATTTGGTTAGGTGCAATACTAATGCCCATACTTGAGACAGTACAACCTGTAAACAATCTTGCCTGATCTACATCTGCTGCATGATCTTCAATAGTAAAATGCTTAGGCGAGGTCCCTACGGTTAAGTAAGTGTTAGCACCAGATCCGCTCCAAGTGTTTAACATCACAGACTCAAGGAATGGGTCGAAGTCAGCTTCTCTAAGGTCAGCTACAATATCCCCTCCTACTTGTCTGTTACCGTGCCTATCGTGACGTGGCATACGGTCTGTCTGAATGTCTGTACCTGCTACACGATCTTTCGTTAAGTTCAGTGCGCTGGTGGTGTAAGGTAACGCTACAAAGCCTGTTGTTGCTGTTGTACTAAAGTCACTTTGAACAGCATACGACAGCCGAGAGCGAGAACCTTGTGCAAAAGTTGCCATCTTTTATTCTCCTAATTATGATAACAGTACCACGCAATAACCACAGGAACGTAGTACCAAGGTGTGTCAAGAAAGCCCTGCTGCCGCTGAGCATAGTCTATGTTTACAGTAATTGTCTGACTGCCTGTATAGTCAAACTTTGTTGTTGCCTCAAAAGCCTCAATGACCGTGTTAGCAAAACCCTCGCAAGTAGACGGGCCATTACCCTCAGGACAGTATATCTGTACCCTAAATAATCCCTGATATCGCTGCTGAGGGTTTAGTCCACGGACATCAGGTAATCTGCTTGTTGGCAAGAACATAGGCCTCATCCAACTTGTACCAGTAGTAGGCTCAAAAGATACATTCTCATAAGCGGTTTGAGTTGGTAGATTAGCTGTAGCCGCTAGTCGAGTTTCTAGCGCAGCTCTTATGTCTTTGTAAATACTAGCCACGGCTTACCCTTGTACCTCTACGCATTACGTCTGCTAGTGTAGTAAACACTGCATGTCGCTCTTCTACCTTATTAGCGTGAGGAGCATTATTTACGAAGGTAGCCCCTTCAGCCAAATCTATTGACTGCAGCTGAGCATCAAGCCTAGAAGTCATGCTACTTATGGTCCCTGAGTAATCAGCAAGTTCTCTTCCATCTGAGGAGATAGCGGGACCAGAGGTATCCCCAAGAGGGTTAAGGCTCATAGAATCTGCAAATGCCCCTGTCTTTACCGGAACAACATCACCTAGATGGATAATACCGGCAACCAGTTTTCTAGCCACTAGAGTTTCGGCAAACTCAGTAACTCTTTGTCCTAGCTTTGTTAGCCTTGGTTCTACACTTACTTCCATCACTCACTCACATCACAAAGGTATACAAGTTTAGTTGCGGCAGAGAATACTGTGGTGACACGCACGATACTGACAGTATCCGCTACACCTACAATAAGATCTTCATCATCAGGCTCAACGGCAAGCCCTAAGGCAGGTATAGCTACTCTCCTATCACCTCTCCTAACATCTCCTAACCTAGGCACATGACCCGTGTTGTAGTTGTAGAAGTATGCACTGATGGCATAATCAGTGGTGGTAGAACCAGTAACCGCCCCTGTAGTAGTGCTGTATGTCCCTGCAGTAGATAACTTACGCAGTGTGGCAGGTTGCCCGTACTGCTCTATTATCTTTAACAGAGTGTAGCCGTTGTTAGCCATAGATTACGTCCGAAAATCATAGTCATCATCGCTATAGTCAGGAGGGTTCTTAAACTTGTCCCTGCGGAACGAAGGCTTAACCCTATTAGTGTCTGACCTTACACTATCTACAGTGGTCTTGTTTACACCACCAGCTCGCGCTCCTACTAAAGCGCCTGTCTTTTTACCTTGGTATTCTAAATTTTCAGCTAAGGTAAAGTAGTGTGCCTGTAAGTTACTATAGTCTGCACGTAATGCACCATCTAGGTCGTGTGTAACCATACGAGAGAACTTAGCCGCAATACTCTTAGCACTCCAAGAGGCAGCAAAGTATATATTGTTGCCAGCTTGATTAAGGGCAAAGACTATCTCTTCGTTTTCTATTTGCCTGTCATTTGTGTCCGTGTCCCCTATGAGAAGACGGACTGCATTTAGGCGAGAAGAAGTAGAGGTAGTCCCTAAATCATTCTCATTATACGACCAAGACATTCGTTAATCCTCTGTTAGGAGATGTGAGTAATTTCTGCGGAAACTACGTATAAAACCTCTTTGCTTGTCGAGTATCTTAGAAGTCCTACACTTATGACCAGCCGCCTTTACCTTAGGCTTGCTGTTTATCTGCAGAACTATTTGCTGTAGACTGTCGTGATTAAGCTCATCCAAGCCATCACCTACTCGCACTACTGCATTCTTCTCAAGTTCATCACTATGACCTATCTGATGTTGTGTGTATAAGCGTAGGACTGTATCTTCTTCTAGTTCTAGCTCTCTCCACTTTAATTCGTCACCAAATCCGTATACCTTATTGTTAATCTTTAACTTAGGTGTAGATACAAATACTGGTCTGTCGTATTGAAAAGGTATAATCATGTCGGGTTCCTTTAGGGCAGGGGGAGACTAAGCTCCCCCTTAGTTAGACTTACTGTACGATGTCTTTGATAAATACACCCAAGTCTGGTCCTACGAGTTTCATCTCATAAGACATCTTAACTTGGATCATCTCAGCAATCTGCTGACGCTTGAGAGCGTCGTCTGAGTAAGATTCAACAGTAACACCGAGGTTGTTTGCACCTGGAATTGAGTTCCAAGCAAAAGTCAAGCCAGCGGCTGGTGACATACGTCCTGCGTTAGGAGCAACGTATGCCAACAGAGCGTGTTTACCACCGATGAAAGAGTTACTTTCTGCAACACCTTCTGCTGAGTCGTTTTTGACTGCTTCCATGACGTAGAAATTCTCTACCTCAAAGATCTCAGCAAGTTTTGCATCTGTGATAAGTGCAGTGTTAGTTACAGTTGCACCACCGTTTAGACGGTTAAGGATTTTTGGGTTGTGAATAAGATCATCACGAACCTCTTTACCCACAATCATTGTATTTGGCTTGAAGCCACCTGACTTAAGCTGCATCGTGCGACGAAGCGTAGTCACGTTTTCGATTGGAGTAGAGTTAGCGTCATCCCAGTACAGTAAGTTTGTACCTGACGTTGATGAAGCACCGTCGAAGTTTGTTCCCCATACGTTATCTACGAAAAACTTAGAAGCAAACTGCTCCTCACGGTGGATCATAAGACGCATGGCAAGTGTCTCTGCACCGGCTCTGCGCATCTCTAGGGCTTCGTCTTCGTTAGCAATAGTCTGCTCATCGAAGTCCATACCAAGACCGTACACTTCTGCGAAGTAGCTGTCATCTGAGATGGACATGCCAATACGGTTTACTTCTGTACGTGGTGCTAACTTCTGTACATCACCTGTACGGTTCATATTGGCGCGGTCATACTTGTAGTATTTGTCGGACTGTTTGTCCACGCCTACGATTGGGAAAACTTTATCAGCAATAAAGTTCTCTTGGGATTGTGCATAAGCCAGTGTGAGGTTAGTCAACGGCTGGTCAATATGCACACTTGATGGAGTCAACAAGGGCATTTAATTATCCTTCCTTACGCTGCTGCGTTACCGCCTTGGATCAGTTCGATGGCGATAGTTTGACCGTCAGCTCCTGCTTCCATAGCGTAACCCATTATAATGTTACCTGTGGCTGCTGTTACAGCCTGACCATCAGCAGCAGCAGCGACTGAAGCGCCATTGGCAATCGTGCCACCAGCTTCGACTAGCACACGACCAGTCATAGCTACGGTAGCAGCTTTACCTGCTGTTGGTTTGTTCATTAGAACTCCGATGCAGTTTTCACCTGCACTGTCTGCAAGATCTACTTGACCGTCAGATTCCAGAGTTACGAATTTAAATTGCGCTGATGAAAGATCTTCGCCAGCAACAAAGGTCCGTGTGTCACGGGACTGCATTACAGCCATTCTTAGTCTCCTTTATAGGATTTGTTGATAAGAGCACGGCCTTCATCGGTCTTAGCTATCTCCGCATATGCGATAGCGTACTGGCTCTTCTTCATTTTGTTTTCGTCCATATAGGACTTGACTAAAGCATCTAGCTTGTCTGACGCGGTGGCAAATTCACCGTTGGCATCTGACTTGCCAAATTCTTCCATAGAACCTGCAAAGACTGCATCTGCACCTTTTAGGGCTTCCATAATTTTCTCGTCTTCTGAGAAAGACTTGACGAGAGTTTTAGCTACATCAATGTTAAAGTTAGG